ACGTCATCGCCCTCGTTGTAATCGGTTCCCGGGGTGAACCGCGACGCGTTCACCACCGACGTTCCGACCTGGTCGATGTAGGCGATCGGATGGTCCTCGTGCAGAACGTCGACGAGCGAACGCATCGCCTGGTTGATCGACGAAGTGTTTCCAGAGAACGTGGCGTCCCATTGGGTCGGCTGGATTCCGGCGACGATGATCGGAATATCGGGTTGCTTGGACCAGACGTATTCGTAGGCCTTTCGGGCGGCCGCCGCGACAGCGGGACCGTTCGGCGTCGACGTCCGGTCGTTGACCGACCCGAAGAAGAACATAGCATCGGGATTCGCGGCCAGCACCCGGTCAAGACGACCGTGGTCTCCGAATATCACCCGTCCGCCCTGTCCGGGGGACACGTATCCGGTTCCCGTCATGAATGAAGGAACGCATACGGCCCCCATGGTCCTGCACATGACCGATGCGACGCCCAGGTATTCCGGAACGCCGTTCTCACCCGAGGTGAACGAATCGCCGATGCATCCGATACGGAGTCCCGTGAGCGGAAGCCTGTCGTTGACGATCTCGTCGGGTGATACGGTACCGTGAATGCTGACGACGTACGTTTCGCTCGTCCAGTCGGTGACGTCGATGCGATACTGACCGTCGGGAACCTCGACCGAAGTGTCCTCGTCGGGAACGAGCACGAAACCGACTCTCTGGTCGGTGACCAGCGTGGCGACGACCCGGCAACGGATCCGCCCGAGTCTTCCCTCGATTCTGGCCATGATCAGGGGATGACGGTCTCGACGCCGATCGTCCCGGTACCGGAGATGGTCTTGGCCTGGGGCGGAATACTGGTGTCGAGGAACTCGAACATGTAGATGCCGGCCTCGAGCTGGATCTGCGGCGTTGTCTTGTTCAGAACACGGCCGGGCTTGAGCAGATCCTCCTTCGAGACGATCGCGGGGCGAACGACGATGTCGCCCTTGAACTTGTTCCCGTAGTTGACGGTGGTTGCCATTGGCTCCTCCTATACCTGGATGGTTTTGAAGTTCTTGACGCCGGACGCGATGGTGCCCGTCGCCCCCTTCGCGGCGGCGGCCTGGGCCTGGTTCGTCCACCCGGTGATGTGTGACACGATCGGCTTGCCGGCGAGCAGAAGCTGGTCGTAAGTCTCCTTCGAGGCGTCCCACGAGATCGACAGAACATCGAGATGCGCGCCACTGGCGAACTCATTCCACCAGGGCGCGGTCTTGCTCGACTCGTATGCGTATCCCCAGGCCGCGAAACCGCGGGCCCTGGCGGCGTCGAACAGCGAGAACAAGTTCCCGAAGAACTTGATGAGAATGCGCTCCCTGTAAGGGGCGAGAATCTCGAAGTACTCGTCACGGCGAGGGTGGTTGTTCTTGGGGTCGAAGACGATAACCGTGGACTCGCCGTAGGTCTCGAGCAGCCAGTCGAGGCGGCACGGCATCTTGTCCGGCAGATGCGCCATGGCGTCGCGAACCTCGGCCCAGGTCATGGTCGACGTGTCCTTGTCGGGGCCGCCGAGCGACTTGAGGTTGTTGTCGTGGTTGGCGAACCAGACCCCGTCAGAAGTTCGAGCGCATGAGATCTCGAGGGCGTCCACGCCGTACGCCATGGAGTCGGTATAGGCCTGCTGCGTGCTCTCGTTCCAGCCCAGCGAGCCGCCCCGGTGGGCGACCACGAAGTTCGGGATCTTGAGCAGCTCGGCGACCGACGACGGCCCGGTGGGCATGACGCCGACCTTGGACGCGACATTCTCCGTGTCGTTCTCGTACACCGAGACGCGCGCGGGAACCTCGTTGCCGTTCTGATACCACGAGCATCCGGGCGTGGGGGCGAGGGCGACCTTGGCGGTGAAAGCGCACCAAGCCGCAGGGGCCTGCCCAGAACCCATGGCGGGGGCAGAGGACGTCAAGCCGACCCGCAGGGCGGACCAGGAGGCGGTAGTGGATACCGTGTCCTTGCCGTCGTACAGAATATCGCCAGACCCAGTCCACTCCATAAGAGCGTTGGACATGGGACCATGCGACTGCGAGATCAAATATGTGTCCTCGCCGACGGCCGGAACAGACGTCTGCCAAGCGGTGGTCTTGACCTCCAGCTCGCCCTCGAACACGATCATGACGGCGTTCTGACGGGATGTCCACATGGCCGTTCGGTTGTACCACAGGACATCGGTCGTGTCGGACGGGTCGGTGACTCGTCGCCAGGCGATGTAGCCGGACCTCGCAGTCGGCGCGATCGGCGCCTGGGACGTACCCGTCCACCCCTCCGGGGGACTATAGACATTCCCAGGGGCCGTGAGCTGGGCGGCGGCGATGAGGACAGCCGTGTCACCGGGGCGCGACGCCACTGTGAGTTTGGTCCCCTGTGCATTCGCCGCACTGCCATGGGCGATGCCCCGGATCTTGGCGCTCATGACACTCTGACGATGAGCGTTCCGGAAGGCGTGCCGGCGGGCACCGGGTCGCCAGCCCTCAGCTTGAGGAAGGACCCCGGTCCGGCAGTGCCTCCACCGCCCCCGGACCCGACGCCCACGAGACTGTCGGGCGCGATCTCGCCGACGATCTTGCACAGTTCGATGTCGAACAGGCCGCCGACGGATTCGACGTTGTAAAAACCGTCCGGGAGCTCGAAATCGACCTCGACGTGGGGGGGGATGCGCCATCGCTCGGCGGCGAGTTTGGCGCTGGTGTCCGCCAGTAGTGTCAGGATGAGAGTCGTGTTGGCGGCTTCCAGACTCCCCTTGATCTTAGCCATTGCTCCTCCTGGCGGCGCGGCGTTGGGCGTTAAGACGATTCCGCTCCGCGATCCAATCGCTCTGGTTCATCTTGCTGGGCTTGGGGTCCTGCTGTATCTGGCAGACCCTTATGAGTGTGAGAAGTCGGCTCAGATGCCATGTCTCCGCGGGCTGGGGCGGTATCTGGCACCCCACCATCCAACCGTAGATGAGTTCCGACGTAACATACTGAGACGAACCCGGACGCGGATTGCGCTCGGTGATGGAGGTGCCCGTCCGCTGCTCCTTGATGTAATTGGTGATGGCGTCGAAGTCATCGGAGCGGAGGCGGACGAGAACCTCGTCGGCGAGGGGTTCCTCGGACATGCACCGGATGTAGGACAGGATCTCCTCCGGAGTGAGGTCGTCTCGACCGAGGAAGTGCTTGTGCCAGATCGACTCCCATTTTGACAGGGAGACCAGGGAATGCTCCAGCCGCAGCGTGACCTCGGGCAAGTCAATGAAGGTCTCCGCCTCCGAGTCCCATCCCTCTTCGGCGGGTATGCGCAGTTGGAGCATTCCCTGGAGCCTTTCTACTGAGCCGCGGCCTTGAGCTGGGTGATCAGCTCGGCGGGCGTGGGCAGGGCCGCGTTCGTGGCCTCGTTGCCGTGCAGGATCTCGAGAAGCTTCTGCATGACCTTCGGCTTCTCGTAACGAGAGTCGAAGTACAGGTACGCAGAGGCCTTCTTGCCTGGCACGGGGACGGGGGTGCCGGTGAACGACCAGGAGAACTCCTTCAGCGACGGAGAGTCGTTGATGGTGCTGTTCTCCTGCGAGGACGGGCTGGCCAGGCAGCCGTACGCGATGTGAACGCGGTAGCCGAAGGCGGTGCCCTTGTCGTCGTTGACGATCGTGGTGACCCACGAGAAGCCGAACGGAATGCGGTCCTGGCCGGTGACGAACGAGCCCTTGAGGGAGTCGTCCAGATACGCGGTGCCGTCGCACTCGGAGAAGGACGGCGGGAAGTCGAAGGCCTTGATGGTGCCCTTGAAGTTCTCCGCCGACATCAGCGTGAGATACTTCTGGTCATCGGCGTAATTGTCGTTCGCCTCCCCGCCCTCGGGCTCGGTGGAAACGCCGGTGAGACCGCCCCAGGCCTCCGCGACGGTGTACTTGCCCGCGGAGTCCTTCCTGTAGATGACGCCCTGCTTGGTGCCGGTCTCGCCGTAACGCTTTCCGGACTCGTTCCAGGTGAGTGCAGTCATTGCTACCTCCTAGTAGTAGATCGTGACCACGTCGTGTTGCATACCGCTAACGACGTACCTCGTCTTGAAGTTGGCCGTGGGCAGCTCCATGAGCTTGTCTACGACCGGATGGGTAGGCTCCTGCGACACGACCGAGACCTGCCACTGTCGAACGGAGTGGTACGGACGATCGTCAGCGTATTCGACGTCGTAGTCCACTCGCTCGTAAATGATGGCCGGAAAGCGGAGCGCTAGATTCTCGGGGGGCTGGTGATACACGTTCGAACTCCCGAGAAGCCGGACGAGCGTGGCGTGGAGTTCGAGGCGCTTCTCCTCCGGAGTCACGATTCACCCTCCATTTTGAACATTGTAGCGGTCACCGAGAGTCAACTCGATACGGGGACGCTTGACGTCGACGTACGCGACCGTCCATAGCGTGTTCATCCACATGCACCAGCGAATCGCGAACAGATACTTGAACGCGTAGTCGTCGCCGAGGATGGAGATGACCGCGTTCGTCTTGAGGGACCCGTTGACGTAATCCCCGTCGTTGTATCTGCGCGACGCGGTGCGGACCGTCCCCCGGTATCGTCGAGGAGTGATGACCTCCTGCCAGATACCGGGGGACGTCTCGCGCGTCTCGGCGAACCCGATCTCGCCGATGTATCGCATGTTACCGCAGGATGGGCAGCTGCGGGTCGGAGGCCTTCTTCGGGTCGGGCACCATGACGCCGGTCAGCGGCTCCGGAGTGCCGGTCAGAAGGATAGCCGTGCCCGGATCGCGCAGAGCGCCCGAGATACGGGTCTCCAGAAGGGCGCGACGCTTATTGACCTCGAGATCGAAGTTCTCGAAGCTGGTCAGCTGACCGCCGTTGTTGCTGCCGACGCAGTAGTCGCTCGGGTTGACGAGAACGCCGAAGACCTGGCGAGTACCGCCCTCCAGAGTGACCTGCGCGTTCGCGAGGAGCGGCACGGAGACGAAGCCCGCGATGCCCATCTTGTCGGCGAGCTCGGTCTTGGAGGCGTACAGTGGATGCCCCTGCTTGTCCTCGATCCAGAGCATGCGAGCGATGGCCTGGGCGGAGCCGAAGAAGTACGGAAGGCCCTTGCCGAGGTACGCCTGCATGATGTACGAGATCTCCTTCACGACCGAGGAGTCGTTCAGCTTGAGGCTGGCGTCGGAGAGCTTGTACTTGCGGGTGTACCAGTCGTCATCGGAGACGATCGGCCGCACAGCGGTCTCGTCGATCTTGTCGGGGGACATGACGGGGCGGCCGTCGCCGAGAAGCATGGCCCTGGCGAGCTCCTCATTCATGTCGACCCGGAGCTGCTTCCACATCCACTGCCAGACATCGAAGTTCTGGACGTTGGCGAGGTCGATCTCGGTGTCGCGGTCCAGCGAGGTCTTGACGTAGATGGTGGTGGGGCCGGTCTCACGACGGTTGGTGGCGTAGACGGTGTCCAGCTTGCGCGAACCGGTGACGTACCCCCGGGCCCGGAGCTCCTCGCCGGTGAGGTTGGCGTAACGGGAGCGGAAGCGGCCATAAGGCAGCTTGGTAGTCCCGTTGAGCAGCGTAGTGACCCAACTCTGGTCGCGCCGAAGCTCGGTGATCTCGCCGGTGGTCTGAGCCTCCGGGAAGAGCATCTCCGGGTTGGACAGGCCGTAGGTCTCGGCGTGAGCCAGATAGGCGGCCTTGAACGAGCCCATCGTCTGCATGTCATGAGCGATGGCCGCCCGGGCGCCGTCGAGGTCGATGTCGGCCTTGAGGTCGGTGCCCTTTTCGAAGACGTTATGAGCCACGTCTCCCTCCTTATCGTTGTCGGTGTCGCCGTCTCCGGCCTTCTCGAGCGCTGCTCGGACGATCTCGGTGACGGCCTCCTTCTGGAGGTCGCTCATGTCCGAGTAGATCTCGGCGACGGTGGGGGCGTCCTCGTCGGAATCCTCACCGTCGTCTTCACCCCTGTCCTCGTCGCCGTCGGCGTGGGACAGGGGGACGCCGAATGCGGCCGTGAACGACTCGGTGTCCTCGAGTTCGCCGTCGGAATGCTCGAGGTAGAACTCGTCGATGATGGCCTCGGGGTTGGCGCCCTTGAGGACCAGCGACACCTCGGTAAGATCGGCATGAACGACCGTTCGTCCGTCCTTCTGCACCTTCCGTGCGAACACGGAAAGACTGTTGAAGGTCCCCGATCGGACCTGAGCCCTGGCGGAGGCGCCCTGCGGGGTCTCGTCGAAGTAAATGTCCGCGCGGACACCTTCCGGACGATCCCTGACCAGCGCGTGTCCAAGGACGTTGTCGATCGAGTTGTGGTTGTGCTGGTAGACGACGGGAACCTGACCGCCGTCATTACCGGCGAAGGTTCCTGGCGCCAGCGTAAGACCGTCTGAGCAGACGACACCGTACTTGGTCGCCCACCCGGAGGCGTCGGGCTTGCGCTTACCTCCCATTATGACTCCTCTCTCGGGTCGGCGTACGGCCTCGCCACAGAGGGTCGGTCGGACGACGACTGGTTGTTGATGTTGGCGTTCACGAGCTCGTCAGCGCGCGGGTCGTTGGACATGATGAGACCGAGCTTGTCGCGCACCTCGTTGGAGGACATGATCTCGGCGGAGGTGAGCGCCTGGGCGAGATCGCCGAGCTGCCCCATCGGGACGAGCCTGAACGGATCCCTGAACCAAGCGACGCGCTGCCCTTGCGAACGCGCCGTCCTTCCGAGGAACGTTCCGGTCATGGCCTTCACGATCTCGTCCAGGATCGGATTGACGGTTCGGTTGTAATAGGTCAGCATCTGGAGCTCGGTGGCCTTGCCGTTGAAGACCTCCTCCCCCACGCCGAGCGACGAGTAGACCTGATTGGTGAGCCAGGTTACCTGGTCCATCAGGTTGTTCGTCGAGGCCCGGTTCAGCTGAATGACCTGTCCGCCCGGATCGAGGAACGCGAACCCGTACTTGCTGTTGTCCATCTGCTGCTCGAGCTCGATCTGACGGGCCCGGGCGCGCTTGGATCGCAGCTCGGAGTTGACCACGTACGGCAACTGGATCAGCACGTCGAGCTTACCCGACCCCGACTGCTTGTCGATGGCGTCGAGAATGGACAGCTTGTTGATGAGGCGCTGAAGGTCCGAGTTGGGCTTGTTCATCACCTCGTAGAGAGGGTTGTTCACGATCGCGACGACCTCCTTCGGGAGGATCACGCGACGCCTGCGCCCCTCTCGATCGTCGTACACATCGACCTCGACGTATCGAGGGTACCACTGGGTCACCCTCCCGACGCGCAGGGAGTCGATGTCGTACGAATCGGTGGTCAGAGGGTCGGCCGAGGTGTCGACCGCGACGAGGGCCGCTGCGCCCTGCTCGAACATCGTCCACACGAGCTCCTGAACGAGGCGCTCCCACGTCTGGTCGATGTTCGCGTACAGCGACAGCCTCTCGGCCAGTCTGGAGTCCTTGTCGCTGACGTAGGACCCCGATTCGTTGACGTAAACGTGCTTGAACGATACGCCGGCGACGTCGAGGGCGATCTGGTTGTACAGCTTCGAGACAATGCCGTCCTTGGAGACGCCCGACGGGAATAGGTAAGATGTCCGTCCGGACGTCGCGGATCCGCCGAGATCGGCAGGCGAGCGGCCCTCGAGGCGGAAGGCTGACCAGGCCCGCTTGATACGGTCTGAAATGGCCATGAGCCTCCTTACTCGAATAGCTCGCGGTGGGCCTTGTACGCCACGTAGGCGTCCATGAGCGCCGCCACGGCGTCGATCTTCTGGTCCCGCCGCTTCTTGAGGAGCTTGCGGTTGCCGTTCGTGTCCTCGAGAGTGATGCAGTTGCCCATCGCCCAACCGAACAGATCCTGGTCGAACAGGAGACGCCGGTCGGACGCGAATATCTTCAACTCTCCGAGGGGTACGGACTCCGTGCGGGCGCCCTGGATGACCTTCTCGATGCCGTAGGGGCCGTTCTCGGTCTCCCACCGCTTGATGAAGTCCTTGGCGTTGTACGGATCGTACCCAAGCGCGACGACGTCGTACTCGTTCTCCTCGATGAAGCGCCAAATATCGTCGTAGACGTCCATCATGTCCAGGACGGACCCCTCGAGTACCTGTAGCGCCCCCTCCTCGATGAACGTGTCGTACTTGAGCCGCATGGCGGCCGGGAGGAGCGATAAAGTCCTCGAGGATATGTAGCAGTGCGTCTTCACGCCGAACTTCTCGCCCGTGAGCGGGAACATGAACGTGAATGCGCAGAAATCGTCCCCCTGCGACAGGTCGATGCCCATCGCGCACTGCATGCGCCAGTACTCCTTGCGCGGGTGCGTAAGGGTCTCCTCGTACGTGAAGTAATAGGTGTACCCCTCCATGGGGATGCCGAATCGCTTCGCGAGAATGTCGTTGCGCAGGGCCGGATTTGCCTCCGCGCGCGCGACAGCCCTCTCGTACGTCTCGTAGGAGGCGATAGTGCCCAGATTGGGGTTGGCCTTGATCCACATAGCGGGGTCGGCGACCTCGGCGATGTCGTCAAGACGGTAGTAGAATATGGACGTGTGCGGATCCATCTCCTCCCCGCGAAGGATCCGCATGAGCTCCATCTTCTTGGTGTCGCCGACGCTGTTGCGGACGGTGCCCTCGGACGAGGTGGCCACGATGAGCCATCCATCGACCTTGGACGCGCCCTGCTCCAGCGCCTCGATGACATCCTCCCTCGTGTCGCCAGAGAGCCACTCGTCCACGGTGCAGACCTTCGGACGAAGGGACTGCAACTTGTCGATCGTCATGGGTCGGATCTCGAGAAGGCTGTTCGTCAGGAAGTTCTGGATGCCCTTCTTGGTGCTGGCCAGGAGCTTCCTGTTCCCCATCTTCGCCGAAGTCGCCATGACGGACCCCGCCGTGAGGAACTTGTAGAACGGGCCCCGAGATCGGGTGATCGCCGTGGCGATCGGACTCATGACCTCCTCCGCGAGCTTCATCGTCGGGGCGGTCGTGATCTGGTGCGTGGTCGAGGTGTCGACGTTGAGGAAGTAGTTCTGGATCGTGCTGGCGTACATGCTCTTGGCGGCACCGCGAGCCACGATCAGATACTGCTTGTCGACGAGCCTCTTCTTGACACGCCGCTGCTCGAAGTGCCCCTGCGGGCCGTCGCCGTCCTTGACGTATACCGAGCGCGTGGTGTAGTAGTACCAGCCGAAGACCTGCTCTCCCCACAGCTTGAACGAGTCGAGTAGGACGAGCGGGTCTCCGTCGGTGAGTGTGAGCTCGGCCTCGCAGTACTTGATCCAGCCCTCGACGGCCTCATCATCGTACCAGATGTTCCGGTCGGCGATGAGGGCGTCGATGCGGTTCATCTCCATCGAGATCTCACGGCATACCGGTATCTCCCCGCGGAGGACCTTGTTCCGGAACTCGGCGTAGTAGCGCGGCACGGCCGTGTTGGAGAGCATCAGTCGATCTCTCCCAGAATATCGACGACGATTCCGTCCAGACCCTCGTGGCCGAACCCGAACCGGCGCTTCTTGCGCTTACCGGTGGACCCGGGACGCCCCTGCTCGGCGCTCCCGCCCTTGCGATCGGCGTTCGAGGCGTCGTTGTCGTAAGAGCGACCCGAACCGGAATGCCCCGGGCGGCCCTGCGACGCGCTTCCCGGGGACGGGAGGGCATGAGACTCCGGCGTTGTCGGCTTGGGTCTCACCGTAGCATCCGGAACCCGAACCGGAGGAGGTTGCGAAGAACCGGAGGTCTTCTGGCGCCGACCGAACGGATTCTTGAATCCTCCGCTCGAGGGTCGCGAACGACGTGGCGTGTACGGCTGGCTCGGTTTCACGAACCCGTTCTCGTCGAGTTCCGGTCCGTCGTCGCGGGTGCCGAAGGACGACTTGCCGCGCTCGTTGGGCTTCTTGTCGCCTCCGCCGGAGGGCTTCTTAGGGGCGTCACCGTCTCCAGAAGACTTCTTACCCCCGCCGTCGTCGCCCTTGCCCTTCTTCTGGTCGCCCTTAAGGCCCTTGAGGACCTTCTCGGCCACCTCATCGGTCTTGGACTTCTTCGGAGCCTCACGAAGGCCGGGAGGAAGCACGTTCGTCATGACGTTGGTCAGCGCACCGGTGAGAACCTTGGTCCCGGCGGCCTTGACCGAGTCCTTGACGACGGCCTCAGCGATCTTCCGCATCTCCGACTTCTCCCTGGGGGGAGGGGCCATGAGATTGGCGTACTCCCGCTCGAGCTTGATGCGGTTGATGGCGGATCGAAGCTCGGCCTCGGTCATAGGACGCTTAGGCGAGGCCTCCTCTTCGTGATCAGCGGCCTTGGCCTTCTTCTTGCCGGGAAGGAGGCTCTGGGACTTGGGCGCACGAGCCGACGGCGGAGTGGATCCGCGAGTGCCTTCGCGCCTGACGCCCCAGTGCATGCCCTTGACGCCGTAATGGGCAAGTGTGTCGGTCATGACACCTCCAATTCGTACGCGAGTCTCGTCTTGCTCTCCTCGAGAAGCTTCTCGTAGGCGGCGTTGACGAAGGAATATGACGCCGGGTCGAACGCCAGCTTGCAGTGCAGGACAACGATCTCCCGAACCATGTCCAGATTGGTTCCCACGTACAGCATCTCCCACTCCAGCGTGTCGTCCGTGCATCGAGGCTCGATCGGGAGGCCGATCTGTCGGATCTCGGACAGGGCGGAGTTGATATGGAGACAGATGTCCACGTCGAAGGACCGGTCGTCGCGGTCGATGCCGAGTGCTTGCTTGACGTCCTTGAGTATGGAGCTCACTTCTGCCTCCAGGGAGCGGTGTCCCCCGGCGCACGATCCACGACCGGCTGCGGGAGAAGATCGAACGACCCGTAATGGATCGCGTTGTGGGTGTTGTGGGACACGCAGATAAGGAACTCCGGATCGAAGATCGCGGGGTCGCCCGAGACGATGTCCTCCTCGGTGAGAGGGTTCATGTGGTGCACGATAGGCGCCGGACCGGTAGGATATCCCTCCACGCCCATGTCGTAGCCGCCGTCGCGCGCTATGACCCTCAGACGGGCCTTCCGCCACTCCTTGGACTGGTAGAACGCCTGGTTGATGCGCCTGGCGAAGCCGAAGGTCTCGCGGCCCGGCGTTCCGAGGAGTTTCAGGTAGTTGTACCGCTCCTCGTAGGTGTCCAGACGAATAAGGTCGCTATATGTACGATGCTTACTCATCGGGACCCCGTGCGGTGCTGCGATAGGTGGCGAAGGCGTGTAGAGCGTCCTCGAAGAGCTGGTCCGTACGGGCCTGAGCCTCGAGAGCCTTCTCCTTGGCAGCGAGCATGCGCCCCTCGGCCTCGAGCTTCGCGTTCTCGAGCTTCGCGCGCTCCGAACCGAGCTTGAGGAAGTGCACGACCACGCTGGGAGGGGGGTCTGACGTCTCCAGAAGCTCCTGAGCGCGCTGCATCGCCAGGGATACGAGCTTCTTCTCCAGGGCTTCGTCCGAGACGGGAGGCGTCATGGACGGCTTACGGCGACTTGCGCCCATGATTCCTTCCTTTCTGTAGGGGTTTCGAGGAGCCTGCGGCCGCTCCGACATGCTGACCAGGAGCGCGTGAAAGGAACGAAAGACGCGCGCACGCCGGAACGACCGCGGACTCCTCGAAAATCCCTTCGGGGATATTTTTCAGGGGGCGGCGATGCACTGGGGGGTGGGTTTTTCGCCGGACCTCCCCCCAGTGTCGAGCCGTCGCCAGCCCGGTGACTAGTCCTCTCGAACCAGTTTCTTGTAGAATCCTGAACCGTCGAGCTCGAGAATCGTATCAATCGCAGCTTCGATGTCTTCGTCTTGAGAACTTTCAGAAGACTCATCACCGAAGTTGGTGAGTCGGGCTAAGAACTCGAGCGTTCCATAACCATGAACTCGGTCGAAGCGAAGCCAATCGTCGAACTCATCAGCAGGATCGTAGGGATTGTCGAACGTGGTGATGTAGACACCCATCACAAGCCCTCCTCAGCCATGTAGTTGCGTACGGTGGATCCAGAGACACCCAGAACATCAGCGATGTCGGCGTTCGTGTAACCACGATTCTTGAGCTGTCTGATCGTGGCCTGCTGGGACGAGGACAGAACAGTCTTGGCTCGTGGTGAAGCCATCTCACGAACGTGATCAGCATCAGCGTTCGCAATGAGTTCGCTCAAGAAGTTCTCCGTAATAGCACCGTGCTGGACGGCTTCCCACTCCTTGTCAGTGAACGTGACACGATAGTGGTCAGCACCGACTCTGAGACGAGCATCAGCGATGAGGCGCCTCTCGAGCTTGGCCCGGCGGTCCAAATCGTCCCGGAGGTCGGGGTCATCCTGCATGGCGAGACGCAACTTCGCATTAGCCACAACCTGAGCCTGACGCTCAAGGGGCTTGCCGGCATAGGCCCGCTTCAGTTTGGCCCTCAGGCTTTCTACCTCGGGGCTGTACTGGCGTGCCGCTGTCGGGGAGTATGGGGTCTTTCCAACACGGAGGGAGGACTTCCTAGCCTGGTTGCCCAGGCCCTTCATGGCGTTGGCGTGATCCGCATAGGCCGACTCCATAGGAGTGCCCGATGACAGACGATGGGCGTTGGAGACACGACTCATCTTGGGGACGGTCTGCATCTCCATGACCTTCTCGTCGGTGACGACCCACTCGCCGGTCTTGGGGTCCTTGTACTTCTTGTACTTGAACGCTCCCGTCGGAACCATGACCTTGCGCCCGGTCCTCGGGTCGATAGGCCCGCCTTCTGAGGCGCGACGGGGTCGTTCCTGTTCGATGTACACGGGACTCTTCGAACGGCTGAGCAGAGTGGAAGCACCGCCCTGAGGCTGGTACTTCTTCTTCAGCTGGGCGATGCCATTGTCCTTCTCGGACTGCTTGTAGTCGAGACGGTGCTTGGCCGCGTCGATCACGACCATGGAGTGTCTGACGGCGCGGGCCACCTCGGTGGGGGTGGCGCCCCTGAGCTGCATGTCGGTGATGAGGTTGGAGACGACACCCATCTGTTTCTGGGTGTACTTCTTCGTCAGCACCTTCATACCGGGTCGGTAGGGGTATGCGCTCTTCGGGTCGAATCCCTCGAGCCCCTTGAGAGGGCGGGAGGACTTGACCTTGCCGTCGTTGTTGGGAATCACCAGGACCGAGTCGCCATCGAAGTCCGCCCCTGAGAGTCGCTCGGCGACGGACGGGTGGATCCCGATGGCGTCCCGGGCGTTCTTGCCCACACGGCGCTGTGCGCCCATGTGCTTGTTGTTCACGGTGAGGATCGGGATCTCGAACGGCCCGGCGTGCGGGAACCGGACGAGGGCCACCGTCTCACCGTGACGGTAGTTGGGCGCGTAGACCTCCTTGGGATTCATGCTCGGGACGGGCAGAATCACCTGAGAGGCCTGCCTCGGGTAAGCCGCGGCCTTGAGGTCGACCGACTTGCCGTCGCAGGAGTCGGCGAAGGCCAGAAGGAGCTTGCGACGCACCACGGGGTTGGTGATGGCCATGATGGACTCGTACTCCCGCTGCATCCGCTTCTGCGTGACCGCGAGCTGCTTCTTGGCCTCGGAGAGGCGCCGCTTGCCGAGGTACTGGGAGGCCAGGGCGCGGT